TACGGCCAGTTCCACGCTTGGAACAGAATCAAGAATGCTTTTTGGAAAGTAAGTAAGGGTAAGTTCCAATTCAAGAATTGGGATTAAGGGTTAAGTCATCCAAGTGATTAGGAGAATCACAGTGTCTGTGTCTCAGCTCTTCCTCCTTGCTGTGCTCGGAGGAATCGTGATCGGGTCTCTGGGTGCGTCGTTTATCTACGCACCGCTCGTCCACCGCTGGAAGGTCCGGGCCTTCGACGCGGAGATCTCCGCTGCCATGCAGCGACACCCGGCCGGCAGGGACCTGCCCGACTGGTAGCAGGCAGGCAGGTTCGAGCACCGCGGGGTTGTGCTCGAGCCTGCCTTCCTGCTGCTCCATCCATCCACCGTTGATACGAAGGGGACACCATGTCCAAGCACAAGGCAGCAACGACCACCCGGTTCTTCCCGCTGACCAGCGCCGGCAGGCGCAAGCGGATCCGGTGAAGCACAACGAGGCAGTGCTGCTGGACCAGGAGCGCATGATGACCCTGGTCCAGCAGAAGGCCAACCTCCTCGAGCGCCGTGCGCTCATCGAGGTCCAGCTCTCCGCCGTCGAGGCGAAGATGCTGGTCCTCTCCCGTCGTATCCGCAGTGTCTCCGACCTGGTGCTGCGATGAGCCCGCACGAGAAGGAGCTCGCCACCCACAAGTGGGCGATCCTCACCGTGATGCTGCTCGGCCTGGTCCTCGTCGCCTTCCTGGTCCCTGACCAGGAGGCAGAGATCCAGAAGCAGAAGCAGCAGGACGTGGAGATCACGCAGATGGAACCGTACGGCGGGTGCGACGAGGCCTGGCGGTACCCGAAGACAGAGGGCTACGCCACCTGCAAGGAGATGGGCCTCGTGCCCTGATCCAGAGACGAGCGCCTGACCAGACGTCAGGAACGAGACACCGGTAGCACCGGGTCTCGTGCTCCCCTTTCATGGAGGTTAACCATGACGTTCCACCGCAACATCCGCTTCGCCTGCTGCAACCTCGACGAGAGGATGGTGCAGCTGGCGTGGAAGGGTGGCGCGCCGATGTGTTCGGCGTGTGAGGCCCGAGCTCTCGAGCTCCTAGGTTTCACACCGCCGGACTGATCGGCAGGCAGGCCCACTCCGGGGGAGTGGGTCTGCCTCTTCGTTCATAACCGTCCATGTCTGCAGCGCACCGGCCTTCCCGAGAGGTGGAGGTCGGTGCGTTGTGGCATCGTGCTTCATGCACGATGACCTCTCTCACAGGAAGGACAGCCAACATGGCTGCACCGAAGAAGCAGGCCGAGCCGAAGAAGGCGGAGCCGAAGAAGGACGAGGCACCGAAGGCGAAGCGCACCGTGCTCTCGCCCGAGGACAAGATCGCCAAGCTCGAGGCGGACCTCGCCGCTGCACGACAGAAGGCGCAGGACAAGCGGGACAAGGTCGTCGCCGACAAGCAGGCGGAGAAGGACAAGCTCACCGCCAAGGTCGACGAGCTCCGTCTCAAGATCTCCGAGATCGACGCGGAGCTCGAGCGCCTCGGCAACCCGATCGTCGCACCGCTCGAGGTCGACGAGCCGGACGCCGGCAACTGACATGAGCGCGTCGGCCATCATCGCCGACGTGCGTCAGCTCCTCGCAGGGGACCCGGTCTTCTTGACCGGGTCCCTTGTTGCGGAGGAGGCGTACGCCAAGACCAACGCGCACTCCGACATCGACCTGTTCTGTCCCACTCCCACCGTTCTGATGGCGATGGGTCAGAAGCTGATCGACTCGGGGTACAAGTTCGACGACCGCTTCGACAGGGTCTGGTACAGGTGGCTGAAGTACGGGTTCAACAAGTGGCACACCAACAGCCTGCGTCTCGTCAGTCCTCATGGACTCGAGACGAACCTGGTGTACAAGCTGCAGGGTGGCAACCCCACCACGTCCCTGGCACAGGTGATCGAGTCGTTCGACTTCGGTCTGCTGGGCATGGGCTACGAGCTGGAGTCCAACTCCTACCGTGACCTGCGCAGCTACCTGTTCCCGCATCACGACCCGGCAGGTCCACTGCCGATGATGCCGGACAAGCGTGACAACTGGCGAAGGGGGTTCATCAGCCAGTACAACGGGCTGCGTGAGACCGGTCGTTACGCGAAGTACGTGGGCTACGGCTACGACCTGAGCCTGGTGAAGGACGACCTGGTCACCGGCTACCTGTCCGCTGCCCTGTACCTGTCGACTCACTTCGACCAGGACAAGCAGCAGCTCGGCAGGATCTACGAGGCGATCGGCCTGCACATCGAGGCCGACCACATCACCGAGCTCACCGCTGCGTCGAAGCAGATCAACTACTCCGACGCACTCGACACCATCATGGAGGCACTCGAATGATGCAGCTGAGAGGGGACGTGACCATCGTCTCGGACGACCACCCGATGTCCCTCTTCGCCGACCTGATGGAGGCGAGCGAGGGTGACAGCGAGGTGCAGCTGGTGATCAACGGCAACACCTACTACGTCCACATCGAGGACGCATGATCCCGGCACACGGGCTCGTGCTCAAGAAGGAGGTGACCGGTGTGAAGCTACGGCTGACCATCGAGGTGCCCGCCTCGCTGGATGGTGAGACCGCCAAGATGAAGCTCATCGAGGCAGCCATCCGCAGGAACGGCATCGTGCTGCTGACTCCCATGCTCGAGCACTTCGACGTTGACCTGGTCAATGTCGAGGAGGTCGACGCCGATGGGATCCAGCAGTGAGTGCGGGTGTGGAGGGGTGCATCGACTGCGCCACGGCGCACCCGCCGCCCTGCCAGGCACACGCAGTTGTGTCGGTGGTCGACGATAGGCTGGACCAGATGGTGCAGCAGGCGTCGATCCCCAACCTGGCCACGCTGTTCAAGCGGGCCAAGGACGCCGGTGTCATCACCACCGGCAAGGAGTACGGCGGGGCATGAGCCCTGTCGTTGATGGTTCAACCAACCGAAAGCGAGACAACCAGATGAGCAACTTCACCACCACCGCACTCGTGAACGAGCGGGTCCTGGTGCAGGGCACCGACTTCCTCGGTGTCGAGGGCAAGACCGTGCTCGACTCGAGCCAGTGGACCCAGGTCAACCAGCACAAGCAGTTCGACCAGGCCACCGACGAGTTCGACGCCGCGGTCGCCGCGTTCTTCCAGCCCATCACGGACGCGGCCGAGAAGGTCAAGACCGCGACCACGCGGGACGAGGACCCGTCCTCGTTCGTCGTGCTGTCCGAGGAGGTCGAGGGTGTGCAGGCCAAGCCGGCGCACCGGGTGTCGCTGACCAAGGACAGCATCATCCTCCGCCTGCTGGAGGAGAACCCGCAGACCGACCGCCTCGCGTGGGTCGGCGACGACCTCGAGATCCTGGCCGCCGCTCAGGCGCCCAGTGCCACCGCCCAGCCGTCGGCTGCGCAGGTGGGGGCCGAGGCCACCGGCCTCCCGCTCGACGAGGTCTGAGCACAGCGATGGGGCGGCACCCCTGCCAGGGTGCCGCCCCTTCACCGCTTGTCACACCACATGACGGGACAATCATATGCTCGAGATGATCCTCAAGCTGTACTCGATGGCGATGGCCACCGGTGTACGCAGTCCGCTGCCCCACCTGTTCGGACCGCCGGGCTCCGGCAAGTCCACCATCGTGGAGCAGGCAGCCGAGCTCATCGGCTGCAACCTGCACATCATCAACGTCAGCAGGCTCAGCCCGCTGGAGTTGGAGGGTGTGCAGATGCCGCACACCACCGACGAGGAGATGTTCCTCAAGCTCCTCACCGCCACGTTCTGGACCCAGCTCAAGGACGGAGACATCCTCCTGCTGGACGAGTTCCTTCGTGCGTTCCCCGAGGTGTACAACGGGCTGCTCGACATCCTCACCAGCCGTCAGGTCGGTGGGTTCAAGCTGCCCAACGTGTTCATCATCGCTGCCTCGAACTCGACCGTGTCGTACGACAAGGCGCTCGAGGACAGGCTGCTGCACCTGCCGGTCCCTGACCCACGCAAGTCCAAGGTGGCGAAGAAGCAGCTGGCCACGCTGATCACCGATGGTCTCGGTCTACTCCCCGAGATGACCGACAGCTATGAGATGCAGGCGTTGCTCGACACCGAGGTGCTCCCGATGTACGAGATCCTCGACTCGCTCAAGAACAAGACGCAGTCGCCGGCCAGCACCAAGGGGTGCAGTGTCCGGCACCTGATCGGTCAGGCCCAGCTGCGTGAGGTGCACAGCACCGCACTGGCTGAGGTGATCCAGATCAACAACACCAAGGCCATGTCGCAGGGCAAGGCGCAGTACGTGTTCCTCACCACGGGCAAGAAGGTGGATCCCACCTATCCGAGCAAGGCCGTCGTTCTCAACGGCAACCCGAAGCTCACGCGCGTGCAGCAGTTGAACGTCAGTCTCAACCTCCAGCTCATCGAGATGGAGTCCATTCGTCTAGAGAAGGGAACAGATGATGACGAGCTCGTCGACTACTCCGAGCCTCCGTTCTAGCCTCGACATCTTCGAGGTCAAGCCGGGGGTCCGGTTCAGCGTGGCCATGCTCGAGCAGTTGCTGCCCGACGTGGAGACCATGCTGTTCTTCGGCAAGGTCTACGACCTGGACTACCACCAGGTCAGTGCCCTGCTGTACAAGCTGGTGCACTCGGACCTGGCCACCGCCCTGTTCGGGGAGGACATGGTCCACAGCCACGAGTTGCAGGGCTACATCGTGGACATCTGCGATGTGGCCGGCGTGGAGCTGGGCGAGGTCACCTGGGGTGAGGCTCCGCCCCAGGGCGAGATCCTCCCGCAGATGTGGGAGTCGCTCGAGGTGGACGTGGCCAAGTCTCTGAAGGAGGTGGCCGCCAAGCTCGAGGGCGTGGTGTCCATGCTGCCCGGCAAGCAGGGTGCCATGGTCTTCAGCACCATGCTGAAGATGAACAAGCAGCGGCCCACGTTGGGCGTGCACCAGGCGTCCATCCACCACGAGCGGGTGAAGGAGAACCTCCTGATCCTGGACGTGTCGGGTTCGGTGACGGCAGGCACCATCAGCCGCATCATCGAGGACGTGGTGGCCCTGTCCTACACGGCGAACGCGCACATGGCGATCGTCTCGAACCGGTGCTTCTACTGGGCGCCGGGTTCGTACTCCGTGCAGGACGTGCTCGACAAGGCGGAGTACGCCGGCACCCACTACGAGGAGCTGGCTCCGCTGTTCGACCGTGACTGGGGCACGGTGATCACCATCGCTGACTACGACTCGTCGCAGTCGGCAAAGCACCACATCGACACGCACTGCAACGGTCACATCGACCTGGTGCTGGACGTGTCGCTGGTGTCGCAGCCCACCTACCTCGCCGAGGTGGTGGGTCAGCTGGCCGACGAGGTTCGTCCGATCCTCATGGCCAGCAGCTACAACGTGCTGTCCAGCTGAGACTCCAGTCCCTGCCCATGTGGGTGGGCAGGGGCTGGCTCAGCAGAAAAATTTTCGTGCAGTCCTCAACAGAAAGAGGTGCCTCATGGCACAGAAGAACCCGAAGACGGTGACCATCTACGGACGGCTGTCGTTCCCGAACTTCGTGTACGCCGCGGCGGTGGTGCGCAACCAGAAGTCCAAGTTCCCGAAGCCGCCGGAGGAAGTGACGCCGGACTTCAACCTGCTCGTCGAGCAGGCACAGCTGGACAAGCTGATCGCTCACATCACCACCGAGTTCCTGCCCTACTGCCTGGACCAGAGCACCAAGGGTGAGAAGCGGGACGCGCTCAACAAGAAGGAGGTGGACAAGCTGATGAAGCTGATCAACGCCGCCGACTGGGAGAGCCAGCCGCCGTACATCCCGATCAAGGAGATCGGTGACAAGACCAAGACGCTGGCCCCGGAGTGCGTGGCCAGCATCAAGGTCAACGGCAACAAGGGTGTGGACGTGGAGCTCAAGGCCATCGTCAACACCGAGGACGAGCTGCTGGTTCCGGACCCGGACCAGCTGACGTGGCCCGTCATCAAGCCGATCGGTCAGTCGGTCCACACCATGTACGCCGGTGCGTACGTGGCGTGCACGCTCAACCTGTACGCCTTCATCAGCGGTGCGCTGCCGGGCTTCAGTGCCTCGGCCTCGACCGCTGTGTTCAAGGCGGACGGCGACCGCCTCGGCGGCGGCGTCGCAGTCGACGAGGACGAGATCTTCCTCGACTAGCAGTACCACCCGGTGCCCGTGCTGACGATGAGTCCGCGGGCACCGGGTCCACCATTCGTAGAAGGAGAGGTTCATGGAACAGATCGAGAACGACTGGCTCGACGAGCTCAAGGGCAAGACCCTGCTCGCCATCCGGGCACACCACTACGACAACACGCCGGTCCCCACGGTGGGCATCAGCTTCACCGATGGATCCACCTACGAGGTGATCTCCAAGCCGGGCGTGTTCTTCGAGGGCTGCCTCATCAACACGCTGCGCAAGGCACAGCCCATCGTCGACATCCTCGTGATCATCGACCGCAACGACACGATGGTGGAGGTGGCGGCCGACACCTTCCCGCTGTTCATGCTCACCGCACAGAACAAGCACATCCCTCGGGGTGAGTTTCCGTTCGTGCTGACCAGGCGTGAGGATCTCAACGTGTTCCAGGTGCGCAAGCTCGAGCTCGGGATCTCCGATGGCTGAGCGGTTCAGCGCCAGCGTGGCCGGCAGGCACATCGCGTGTCACGCGAGTGCCAACCTGGAGAAGGCGATCATCGGCTACGAGGCACCGGTCGAGGACCGGGCAGCGGACAACGCCGCCAACCGTGGCACCAACATGCACGAGATCTTCGCCAAGGTGATGATGCTCGGGCGCGTGGACATCAGGAAGATGGCCGAGGCCCTGCTCTACATCGCCGACCTCCGTGCCACCCGCACCTTCAAGGTGCTGGTGGAGCAGAGCATCAAGGCGACGTGGCTGGTCAACGAGCCGGACACCCAGGTGGACCTGGTGCTGTTCACCCAGGACGAGCTCCATGTGATCGACCTGAAGACCGGGAAGATCCAGGTCGAGGTGGTCGGCAACGAGCAGCTGCTCTACTACGCAGCCTGCTTCGCACACCTGGCACCCCGTGCCAAGGGTGTCACGCTGCATGTGCTGCAGCCGTGGGCCGACAACATCGAGTCGTGGTTCGTCAGCACCACCGAGCTGAAGAAGTTCATGGACGAGGCGCAGGCAGCCGAGGCTGCGATCGAGGCGGGCGACGTGAGCTTCGGTCCGTCCGACCACTGCACCTTCTGTCCTGCATACCCGCACTCACGCGGAAGGAAGGGCACACAGATGTGCCCTGCCACCATGCGGATCCTGTATCCGCCGGCCGTCAACGAGGACGAGATCCTCGGACTATGAAGGAGGGACCATGGCTGGTCTGACCGGTCTCGACTTCGAGACCTACGGTGCAGTGTCACTGCCCGAGCACGGGCTCCACCGGTACGTGAGCGACAAGTCGTTCATGCCGCTGATCGCCAGCTGTGCGTGGATGGGCACCACCGGGGGCATCCTGCGCCACCGGCTGGACCTGACCTCCATGTCGGTGGGCCAGGCACGGCGCGAGCTGATGGACCTCATCGGTTCGCATCAGATCGTGGCGCATAACGCACCGTTCGAGGAGATGGTGCTGTCGTGGATGGGGCTGGACTACCCGGCCTCGAGGTTCATCGACTCCGCAGTAGTGGCCCGTGCCGCAGGCGCAGGCCCACGACTGGAGGCTGCTGCTCCACAGCTGCTGAACGTGGACAAGGTGGCCGCGGGCAAGGACCTGATGCGGCTGTTCTCCATCCCGGGTGAGTACCAGGAGAAGAGCGGGTCACCGCTGTTCGACCCGCAGGTGATCGACGACAACCTCGACAAGTGGTTGGAGTACGGGGACTACTGCGACGTCGATGCCGAGCTCGGGCTCCGCATCGTGGACGAGTACCTGCACAGGTGCACGTCGGCGGAGCGGGAGTACCAGGCCATCACCATGGAGATGAACCGACTGGGCTGGCCCGTCGACATCGCCATGGTGGAGGAGATGCAGCGCCGGTACCTGGAGAACCAGGAGACGGCGCTGTTCGAGTTCCGGCTGAGGCACGACGCAGTCGACCTCAACCTCAACAGCCTGAAGCAGATGAAGGAGTGGTGTGCTCACCGTGGGATCAAGGCCACCTCGTTCGACGAGAAGCATGTGACCTCCCTGCTCAAGCGCCTGAACAAGAAGCTCGAGGAGCTCACCCTCTCGGAGGAGAAGATCAAGAACTACTCCGAGGTGGTGGACCTGCTCGAGACCAAGCAGGTGCTCGGTGGCTCCAGCCTGAAGAAGCTGAAGGTCATCCTCGACACTGCGGTCGAGTGGCCATGGGACGGGCCGGGTTCCTATCGGCTGAAGGACCAGTACCTGCACTGCGGTGCGGGGCAGACGCTGCGTACCACGGGACGCTCGACGCAGATGCAGAACCTGAAGCAGATGGGCGTGGTCGCAGACATGGCCGAGCTGCTTGAGGACACCTATGTCCAGTGGGACAACGGCAAGCTGGCGGAGAACATCCGTCAGGTGTTCACTTCCAGCGACAAGGGTGGCCGGCTGATCGTCGGCGACTTCAAGTCGGTGGAGTCCCGGGGTCTGGCCTACATGGCAGGTGAGGAGTGGAAGCTCCAGGCCTACCGTGACGGGCGCGACGTGTACTCCGAGCTCGCGTCCAAGATCTACGTCATGGACTACGACATGGTGCTGCCGAAGGAGCGGCAGACCGGCAAGGTGGGCGAGCTCGCCTGTGGCTACGGCGCCGGCGGCGAGGCAGTTCAGGCATTCGCTGCCAACATGGGCGTGGAGATGAGCGAGGGCGAGGCGACCAAGCTGGTGTGGGACTGGCGCCAGGCGGACCCGATGACGGTGCTGCTCTGGGCCAGGCTCAACGAGATGCTGCAGTCGGTGGTCCTGGTCTCGTCCTTCGAGAGGATCGCCCTGGCCAACGGCCTGCGCCTGGAGATGAAGCGGATCGAGACACCGCTGTCCCTGCTGGGTCAGGACCCGAACGTGCAGTCCATCTCGATGGAGCTGTACGACAGCAACGGGCGCATCGTCCTGATGCGGTACTTCCACGGGTGCTACTCGAAGGGCAGGAACATCTGCTACTACAAGCCCAGCGAGAGGAAGACGGGCGACCTGTGGAAGTCCGGCTACACCGACCCGAAGACGGGACGGTGGCGGGACTACGAGCTCTACGGTGGGAAGCTGGCAGGGATCCTGACCCAGTCGTTCTGCCGGGAGATCTTCTTCCGCGTGCTGGTGCAGGTGAAGGCGTTCGTCCAGCAGTACAGCGGGCAGCTCGGGCTGGTCGGCCAGTTCCACGACGAGATCGTGGTGGACTGGAAGCCAGGTGCTCTAGGCCTGGCGACAGCAAAGGCTGCGCTCGAGCGGATCATGTCGGATGCTGGCTCGATGCACGGCTTCCCGCTAGGGGCGGACATCAAGTCCGCCTACCGGTACGTCAAGTAGCACGAGGCCCCGGTCCGCAGCAGGTGGACCGGGGCCTCACTCCTGAAAGGAGCAACCGTGAACAGTGTGACACACGTCGTCGGCGTGGACCCTGGTCTGGTGCACACAGGCGTAGTCCGCCTGGTGTTCAGGCCCAGCAACAGGGGCGTCACGATCAGCCACCACCTGGTGACTGGACCCAAGGCCCCGGTCGTACGAGACTGGGCGTTCGACACCCGTGGCATCGGGGTGCAGCCGATCGTGTTCATCGAGGGGTACCAGCCACGCCATCACTACGGGTCCGACCCGGAGATGATCGTGGCCGTCAACGAGATGCGCAAGGTGACAGGCGGCAAGGTGCTGTCCAACACCGGGGTGAAGAAGGTGGTGCACCGCGAGCTGATGCAGCTCGTGGGGTGCTGGACCTTCACCACCCCGTCGCACCACCAGGACCTGCGTGCAGCAGCGCGCATCGCCCTGCTCGGGATGCTCAAGAACCCGGGGCTCAACGAGCTGCTGGCCGACGTCGTGCGGGACCACCTGCACGGCAACACCTGGTACGTGCACAGCTAGGAAAAATTTCCGCAACTCCACAGCGAAGGAAGCAACCATGACACACAGACTGGAAGAGACTCCGTTGTTCGAGATCGAGGAGTCCAGCATGATCGACGTTCTCATCGAGCGTCGCAAGCAGGTCTACGGTGACCCGGTCACCACGTTCCCGCGGGTGGCGCAGATCTGGTCGGGCATCCTCGGGTGCGAGGTGACGGCGGCCGACGTGCCGCTGATGCTCATCGGCTACAAGCTGCTGCGTGCGCAGGTGACGCCGGACTACTCCGACAACAGCGACGACGTCGAGGGCTACCTCGACATCTTCCGCACGGTGGTGGGGGAGGACATGGTCCACGCCCGCAGCGTCGAGGAGTACATCGCCAAGAAGTGGGCGGACCAGTGATGGTCGGGCTGCACGAGTGCCCGCACTGCCACTACCGGTTCGAGGACGCGGTCGCTCTGGCCGAGCACCTCGAGGAAGGGGGCGGCTGCGATGAAGCCGACTGAGGTGATCCCCGCCTGGCTCACCGCCAAGGTGGACCAGCGGCTGGCGCTGATGGAGGAGATGGCCGGAGAGCTGCCCTCGCTGGCGAACGACAAGACGCTCATCATGACGCCGCTGACCGAGCCGCGCGAAGGCGCGACCCAGGCGGAGTTCGAGATCTGGAACCGGACCTGCGACAACTGCGGGAAGGACTGCACCGGGCTCGACTTCTACACCGGGCACATGGTCCGGCTGTGGAAGGGAGCGAAGCTGATGTTCACCTTCGGGGTGTGCACCGAGTGCAGGGAGATCGAGACGTGAGAGCCACGGTCCCGACCGTCGAGGTCAACACCGGCATCAAGTTCTTCGACTACCAGGCGGTGGCGCTCAACCATGGGCGCTGCCTGCCTGGCCCGAACCAGAGGCTGTGCCTCTACTACAAGACGGGCGCCGGCAAGACCATCACGGCGCTCGCCCTGCTCTACATCTGGGGGCACACGGAGGCGGTGGTCATCACGCCGCCGATCACCTATCCCCAGTGGGAGCGACAGGCTGCGATCTTCGGGATCAAGCTGCACCTGATGTCGCACGCGAAGTTCCGGATGCCGGGCACCCGGCTGTCACGCAACGTGCCGATCGTCGCGGACGAGATGCACCTGTTCGGTGGGCACGGTGGCAAGGGGTGGAAGAAGCTCGACAAGATCGGGATGCACCTGCAGGCGCCGTTGATCATGGCGTCGGCGACGCCGAACTACAACGACGCCGAGCGGGTGTACTGCATCGAGCACATCCTGGACCCGATCGGTACCAAGGGTGGGTTCCTCGCCTTCGTCTACCAGCACTGCGAGACGGAGCCGAACGCCTTCGGCGAGATGCCCAACGTCACCGGGTTCCTCAACTACCCGGACGCAGCCGCCTACCTGGCGGACCTGCCGAACGTGGAGTACCTGCCGGACGACCTGGTGTTCGCCGTCCAGGACCTGCCGATCCCGGAGCCGGTGACGATCGAGCTCGACACCTTCGGGTACTACGAGCGGGAGCACAAGATCGTCGCCAGCATCATCGAGGAGAAGCACGTCCGTGTCTTCCTGACGCTGGTCAACGACAAGGGCAGGGTCTACGACCATGTCTACGAGCAGGTCACCGACCTGATCGACAAGGCAACGACGCCGGTGCTGATCTACTGCAACCACTCCACGGTGGCAGAGGCGCTGGCGCTGACGTTCGACGACCACGGGGTGCAGCACGGTCTGATCACCGGGCGCACCACACCGAAGAAGAAGGCGGAGACCTTCCGCGAGTTCAACTTCGGACGGGTCCCTGTGCTCATCGGTACCGCGTCGCTGGCGACGGGGTCCGACGGCATGGACCAGGTGTGCGACTGGCTCATCATCCTCGACGACACCGAGGACGACGCGCTGCGCCGCCAGCTGATCGGCCGCATCATGCCGAGAGGTGAGAACGCCGATGCCAGCAGCAAGCAGGTATACCGCGTCATCCAGCAGTAGCTTCCCATTCCCGTACCAGGGGGAGGGACCGGTCACCTCGGCCGGGACGGGAAAGGAAGGAGCACCGATGACTGATGTCGAGGCTCGCATGGAACGGTTGCTGGACCAGCTCGAGGAGTCGGACGATCCCGCTCAGATCGAACGGATCAAGGCGAAGATCAAGGTCCTTCAGGACCAGCGGTCGGAATAACGGACGGGGGCCGGAGCGTATCCGGCCCCCGCTCGCCACTAGGAAGAAGGGAGAGTACCTGTGCTCGAGCTCAAGAACAAGAACCAGCTCAGTAGCGAAGCGTTCAAGCTGGCGCAGGGCCAGAAGCTGGTGCGCTACCACGAGGTGACGTACATGCCGGTCGACTTCGAGACGCGGGACTACTCCGTACCACCGGACGCGGACCGCACGATCTGGCTGCCACAGGATCGCAAGGCGATCCGCCGGCTGGCGGCCGAGACGTTCAGCACGCTGTTCGTCAGCGATGGCGAGCTCGCCCAGTTCGACTACATGGTGGCGCAACACGCCGACCAGGTGGACGGACAGGCCACGTCGTTGCTGGTGCGTACGCCGGCCGGTCTCAAGGAGCTGGACGGGCAGGGATCCCTGGTCGAGGTGACCGGGGAGTTCCGACCGAACGCACTGGTGCCCATGCTCAACGAGGACACGGGCGACAAGGACCGGGTCTTCTCCGTGGTGTCCGAGTGGCTGTCCTCGGAGGAGGAGGCGCACGCCCTGCTCCGGCACCTGGCCACCAGCCTGGCGCCAGGGTGGTCGGCGGTGAAGTACGTGCTGCTGCTGGGGGAGGGGAGGAACGGCAAGGGCCTGCTGCTGCGAATGCTGTCGGCCCTGTTCGGTATCGAGAACATCTCGAGCGTCACGCGGCAGGCGATGAGCGAGAAGTCCCCGGTGGTCACCGAGCTGAACGGCAAGCTGCTCAACATCATCTACGACGGGCAGGCGGAGTACGTCAAGGACTCCGGCATCGAGAAGACACTGGTCGCCGGCGAACCCGCGTCGATCAGGAAGCTGTACGAGTCGTCATCCACGGTCGTGCAGACCAACGCCCTGTTCATCGAATCCCTCAACCAGGAGCCGAAGACGGGTGACAAGTCCTCCGCCCTGCAGAAGAGGCTGGTTCGTTTCCAGTTCCCCAACATCTACGACCTGAACCACAAGTTCGCCCGGTCGATGCTGACGGAGAAGTCACTCGGTGCGTTCATGTCGCTGGTCATCGACCACTACGTGGGCGAGGACGACGTGGCCGCGGCGCTGGCGCCGACGTCCAAGGGACTCGAGCTCCAGCTGGAGCAGATGTACGCCAACTCCATCGGGCTGCAGTTCCTGCGCTACCTCGAGGAGTCGGACGCTCTCGGTGCCGCAGGCATCGTGGGCTCCGGGATGCACGAGCTCGTGCAGTCGTTCCAGTCCTGGCGGATCAAGGAGAACGACCTGGGTACCTGGGCCGAGCCCGACGTGGAGCGGGTGTTCGGCCCGATCGTGATCACGGAGCGGAAGTCGGTACGGGTGAACGGCAAGCCGCGCAAGGTCAGGGTGGTCATCGCACTCCGAACGGAGGCGACCGCCTACATCGCATCACTGAAGGGAGAAGCAACCGATGACACAGCCGTGGTGGATGACTGACGTCTACGACGAGAAGGACCCCGTACCGGGGGAGCTCGAGATCATGGCTGGGCCCAAGGGCCTCGCCCTGATAAGGGTCTGGCCTGATGGGCGCACGGATAAGGGCTGGGGCTTCATCGGTCCGAAGGACGAGCCCGAGAACGGGTTCATGCCGCGCTACCAGCGAGGCGAGTTCAACAGCCGGCGCGTCCTGTTCGGCTACGAGCGGGACAAGTGGGCGTTCGCCATCATCATGCGCTCGGTGCACCTGGTGTGCATCGACATCGACGGGAAGAACGGCGGGCTCGAGCACGCGAAGCGGCTCGGTGCCCTGCCGCCCACGATGGCGGAGACGTCCAAGTCCGGTGACGGGTACCACCTGTTCTACCGGACCGACGAGAGTTGGGACGACGTCAAGGGGTATCT